GTTGAGCGCCCGAGCCGTTCTCATCAGGTAAATATTCGCCGGGACGTTCTCAGCGATCGTCGTTTCGTCGGTNGCNANNGCGCCCGAATAACCGGAATACGACCCCACGCCGAAACCCGAAGTAGTAGCCTGCTGGGTCTGCCTNGAGATCNTGATNGTGCGGGGCCGTAAAAAGCTCATGTGATNCGCCGGTAGGGNGCCAAGAGCGTTGCCGTCTCCGCATCCACNGCNTTCTGCGACCAACGCTCGATCTCCACATCGCCCGCACGAGCGCGTTTCCACGANGGCAGCATATCCGACGCGCCCTGCCGCTCACGCACCAGGTTACTGGTGGCGAGTTTGATGGCCGACGGAATCGAGTCGTAGCTCCAACCCACCGACTGGATCATGCGGAGCCGCGACATTTGAGGGACTCCAGAAAAGTGGATCACGCCCGACGCCAGATCGGCCTCGAATTTGTCGATCTCAAGCGACACCCATGTCGGATTGTAGGCAGACCCTGAGTAGGCCAAAGCCACACTGACCAGGGGGAGGCGTGTTGCCACGACATACCCGCCGGTCGGCGTGTCCATCTCCTCGGTCACCGTCGTGGGCAAAAGCCCCTCGGGCCGAGAGAGGAAACTATCCACCAACAAAGAAGCGACCATCACCTCCGAAGGGGTGGTGGTCGCCGGTAGGCCGTAGAGTTCATATTCCGCGTTGTGGACGTACAATCTCATACGGGTAACTCCTGCCGGGACTCTCCGAAGAGAGCCCCGGCCAGAGGTTGACTAGGCGTCGGCAATATTGGTGATGATGCCGAAGGCGAACGGTGCGTAGTTCTGCAACACGCCATCAGCGTACACTCCAAACTCGTACTGCCTGGTGCGGAGGGGCCACTCAATCTGGTAGTAGTCCCGGCGATACTTGAACTGGAGGATGTTGCCGATGTTGCTCGTCGGGTACGGCAGGGACGAACTCGTGAAGAGAACGGTGCCCGGGGCCAAGTTCGGGTGGAGGCGAAGAGGGATCGCCTGGACGCCGCCCATGCTGAACTTGTTAATGTAAGACGCGACAACGCCGCCCGACACAAATTCGCGGTCGGTGCCCGAAGCGGAAGTGTTGAACATCAAGTTCGCGCTGGTCTTGTCGATCAACTTGTTCGAGATGTTCTTCAGTTCCTGGCCCGAAACCCAGATACAGTCGGGAGACAGTTTGTAGTTGTCCCAGAACGACTTCAGAGCTTCGTCCAACTCGTCGATGGCTCCGTTGTTCATTGACAGTCCGCTGGTGCCATCGAGGGCTTTTCGGTACGAGGCGCCGTTACTGTCCCAAATCTGGGTCAGGATGCCGTCGTACACGAGCGTGTTTTTCGAGTGGTCGGTCGCGCCAGCGCCCACCAAAGTCGAAATGGCTTCGCCCGTAGCCGGGGCCGTGGCGACGACACGGTTCACCGTGGTAATCGCGCCGAGCTTCCAGCCCGAAGTGGCAGTGCCCGTTCCCCAGTACCATGCATAGGCGACCGCGCCTTCAACCACATCGCAGGTAGCTATCAGGGCATTGCCGGTTGTAACTGCCTGAGAGCCTTCCGACGCTGCAATCACGCCAGAACCNCCGCCACCAACCGCGGTGTAAGCCTGCCCGTCTTGGGCTGTGTGNGTCTGAGCCTGGGCGATTCCACCCGCGACCGAGGAGCGGTAGTAACCGTCCTGAGTCAGAGGGATCACCTGCACCTTGTAGGTGGCATTCAGNGTCGCGCCTGTCGAAGANGCGGTACTCGTCTGGATGTTGGTCGGNTGGGCGAGGTCTTTCGNNCCGTTGCCGCCGAGCATGATCTGCTCTTCNCCAATCATCACCGAGCGAAGCANACCCTCGGTNGCACGAGCGCGGAGATCATCGAAGCCNTCGGTGGAGTACTGACCCTCAAAGGTCATCGCGTCTTCCAANCCGATGCCNTTGTANGCTGCGGTGTAATCCTTGACCTCGGTGTCGATCACGGCACCACGGCGGCCTTCCAAAACGCCCATCTGGAACTTGGAGACGTTGATCTTGGTGATGGCTTTCCAGTTGGTGGCCGTGCCGCCCGCGCCTTTGACGCGGGCAATCGTGTTGCGCAGCGGAGTGATGACCGGGTAGAGCTTCTTCGCAGGAGCTTCCAGGTCGTAGTAGGTCAGACCCGTGCCGGTGTACGGCGAGGCTTCAGTGGTGGCTTCCTGGTGCCAAGACTGCTGGATGCTCTTCTCGATTGGTGCTTCGGACTGCGCGGCCTTCAGCAGCGCGAGTGTTTCGTCAGTGGTTGCCATTTTCTATTCCCCTTAAAAAGGACGGCGCTCGCCGGTTTGGTGAGCTTTTTTAATGAATCCGAGCGCGTCTGCCGGCTCGGGCTCTTCTTCAACTTCAACGTCGGCGGCTTTTGCGATGCTTTTCAGCGCGGCCCGCGGGGAATCGGGTGCAGCTTCCAGACGCTCAAGGCGCTTGGAGATCGACTCGAGAACATCGACGACGGTGTCCAGGCGATCAGCGAAAGCCTTTTCGACAGGCTCCTCGGCCGGCGCGGCTTCGGGCTCGACTGCGGGAGCCTCCTCGACAACCTCTTCCGACTTCTCAACTGCCGTCTCTTCGACGACTTCTTCTTTGGTTTCTTCCGCCACGGGCGTCTCCTCTTTAGTAAGCATCGAGAGAGCCTCACTGAGGCCGCCCATGCTTTTTTCGAGTTTCTCAAGCGTCTCGCTATCCGTGCGAGCCTGCTCAATCAGAGACTCTAGCGAGGTTACGACATCTGATAAGCCCTGCGCCGTTTCTCCCGGCGTCTGCTCCGCAGCCTTGAAGAGCGTGATAAGCGCCTCGGGGTTCGCGGGTCGGTCAACGAGGCTGATTTCGTTGAGTCGGAGCCCTGTAACCTTTGTCGCATCGTCGCCATCGCGACCCGTAACGCGACCACCAATAGAAAAGCCCTTGTAGACACCCTCTTGAACTTTTTCCCACGCCGCGTCATCGACAACCTTCGCCCCAATCCATGCCCCAACGGGGTCGAACATATGTTCCTTCACGGTGCCCACAGCCGACGGCTGGTGCATCTCGCGCAGGTTTCCAAACTTCATGTACTCATCCCATGCGCCCTGCATGGCGTCACGGGTAATTACTTCGCCATCCGAATCGAGAGCCTCGGTCGAGGCATAGCCCCACACCATCCGGCTCTCTTCGTCCGACTTCTTCAACTCGAAAAATAGATTATCCATAGCCTCAGTCCGTTGAGTTTTTAGGGTCGGCCTTGCTCGGCGCGACTTCCTTCTGTTGCGGAGGCGCCAGTGCTTCGGCTCGCTCTTTCATTTCCGTTCGCTGCTGGGGAGTCATTGGTGCCATCCCGATCTCGCCACGAGCTTCGTCGGCCGTGATGATGCCGGTGTTGGTGTAGATCTGATGGATCTGTGCCTGACGCAGGCGGTCCAGAGACGCTTCGTACCGCCATGTAAATTCCAGGTCAGGACTGTCGAAGAACCGATGGATGATGGAATCCATGATGTCCTTCACGAATAGTTTGAGCGGTTCGACACCCTCTTCTAGAGAAGAGATGTTGCTGGTTTCCGCGGTCGCACGGTTCATCTGTTTGATGAAAGCCGTCGGCGGCAGAGAGAACGCATAGCAGACGACTCTGGCGAGCCACTCATCGTATTCGTCTTTAAGTATCGTTTCGCGGGTCGGTTGATACTTGACCCCGCCTGGTAAGAATTTCATGTGCCGGCGGGCCGCGGTGTTGCCCTCGACAAGCATATCCCAGTAGGTCTGAAACTGTTTGATCTGCTCGACGGACCAAGTCTCGGGCACGTTCGCCAACGCCTCGGGCACGTTGCCTTCGGTGTAGTACTGCAAAGTCGAGATCTGGCGCCGGATCGCCACGTTTACCGTCGTGATGATCTGCTCGACAGGCGAGAAGCCATAGATCTTGTTGGTCCGAATGTTTCGCGGAGCATAAATCAGTTCGTCAAAGCTGAAGTCGGCCGCCACTACGCCCTTGATGATCTGCTGGTAGGCGACCTCGGGGTGCATGGGGGTGCGTCCCTTGTCGTCAATCACCCGTCGGATTGTGGAGCCGTCGATAAGCTCGAGGGCATACGGGGCACCGCCCACGGTCCGTCGTGGGAGGATCACCGGGGCATCCATCACGAACAAATCTTCCAGCATCGAGCGCAACCAGGTGGCCCATGTGTGTTCCTTGTCGGGGTATCGAAGGAACTCCGTGATGGCATCGCTGCGCCGGCCACCACTCACGACCCGCCGACCGTCGCCCTTGGTCTCCCGAGGACGAATCTCCCAGGTCATCCGCGCTAGCTGATCCTTGCGGGTTTCGATCGCGAGCCGCAAAACATCGTAGGACTCGGCAAGCTGGCGCAACTGATCGAAGCTGACGGTTTC